ATGAGGTCTATGTGACGCTCTTTGGGTTCTTCTATGGTCTGCGTCTGTATGAGTTTGTTCTTTTGTTTAGTCAACTTTTCCACGCGATTCTTGATATCTTCTATGCTGATTCCATCTATCGTGTATAGATCAAGCAGCTTTGATACTTGCTTTTCGATATCGGCTATCTGCTTTGAGTTATCCACAACATGAAATTCCCCCTTTTCGGGGGTAATATCGTCTATGTCTAAATCCATGACGTACCCTGTTATGAGATTATCCAGGTCGGCTTGCTTATAATACCGATTTTTACAGTGATTGGATTTCTGCTTTTCTTGGTTAGTTCCGAACCGCCCTCGGCAACCATAATATACATAACTCCGCTTTGTTGCCCCACACTTCGTATGATTTGTGCTTATAGAGTATCTTGCCCCGCACTCCCCACACCATATCATACCCGTGAGTAAGTGCTTCGACTTAAAGGCATTGATATACTTGTCGTGGTTATGGGATATGAGGTCGTAGCGATCTTGGGCGGCATTGAATGTGTCATCGTCAATTATCGGTTCATGCTCTCCATCGTAATATATCCCGTCAAACTTGACTTTGCCGATATAAACAGGGTCGCGCAATACGTCCCCCACTGAATTACTCTGATTCCAAGAGGAATACCTATTGACGTAATGTGAGTGCATATATTTTGAGATTGCGTTTAATGTTTCTCCGGCAAGAAACTTCTGATAGATAAGCCTTATCTGTTCGGCTTCGTTCTCGTTTATAACAAGATGACCGTCTGTATAGTCATATCCTATCGGCGGTCTGCCTGATGTATGCCACAATCCCTTTTTAACACGCCCGACACGCCCCATGTGCATACGTTCCTTTATCTGCTCACGCTCTAATTGTGCGAATACAGAGAGGATTCCTATCATGGCTATGCCTAAAGGGGTGGTAGTATCAAAGTTTTCGGTAATAGACGCGAACTGTACTCCGTTAGCGCGAAACACATCTTCTATGAGATATAGTGTGTCTTTTTGGGAGCGCGATAGGCGGTCGAGTTTGTTGACCAGAACAAGATTATATGACTTACATTCTGCTATGAGCTGCCGCATAGCCGGACGGTCGAGGTTCTTTCCTGAATATCCCCCATCCGTATAGATTTTTGCGAGAGTCCAACCTTTTGCGTCACAGTAGGATTTCAGGCGGTCGGTCTGCTCTGGAACACTATAACCTTTATCAACTTGTAAATCCGTGCTAACCTTGAACACGGACATAACCCGCTACGAGTATGCCCATATAATACTCACCCCCTTTATTGCTTCTTCATGACTTATCCCACGGCGTAATAAACCATGAAGTTTCATATGGTCGGTGTTCGACAAGACAATTAAGTTTGTCAAAACATTATTCTGTTTGTTTCCGTCTATATGATGTACCACTTCGTTCTTTTTTAATTTCCGACCAAGTTGTTGTTCGACTATTATTCGGTGTTGATATTGATATTTGCCCTTTTTGCCATTTTCGTTTGTTAAGATATTGACATACCCCTCTTTTATGGATATCCCACCTTTGTATGTGGCTGATGGTTGAATTGCAATTTGCTCTAACTTTTTGCGTTTTGGTATGTTAAACTTTACAAGATATTTTGCCACAATAGCATGACTAACGTTTAATTCTTTCGCTAATGAGTTGATGCTTCTTTGATTCCATATATATTCTCGTATAAGGAAATCTTTTAATTCATCATTCGTAATACCGTTCCTTACTGCGACTGATCTTCTTTTATTGCTATCCGTATCAATTCCCATGTTTTCAAGTATGCGTGACGCAGTAATCGTTGATTTACAACCTAAATATGGGAGTAATTCTTCTATCGTTAGTCCATCATTGTAATAGAGTTGTTCTACTTCTTCTTTGGTAATCTTTGATGATATCTTGTTTTTAGGCGAAACAAACTCTGTTTTACTGTGATACAGTTGTCTGCGTATTGATGCTACGGAAACATTGAGGTCATTTGCAATAGCAGAAACACTCTCGCCAGAATCATATCGCGCCTTTATATAATTTATAACTTCCTCTTTGCTCATGTTTAGTATTTCTGTAAGTTTTTTCATGGCTATGTACCCCCTCGCCATGATTGTAACACGAACATATCCGATATGCAAACATATGTTCGATTTCCTTACACAAATACAAGATGTTGCGTTAACACGCGCCAAGGATTTTTGATTTACGCAATATATTGTGGTTCGCGTTATATCATGCGCCCTCTGATGACTTTGAATTGGCTTGCGACTTTCTTTTTTCTTTCTCATATTCATAGTCTATCTGATGAAGTATGCTATCTCGCGCATCTTCACCCAGATAGGATATCCGGCGTATAATCTCAATGTCTGCGCTTGATAGAGTTTCAAGGTACTTCTTCATGCGTCTTGCGGTAGTTCTGTCAGTGGTGGCTTGCTCCATTTCCAGGTCAACCTTGACTAGATCATCAATGTTAACCTTGAAGAAGTCTGCCATGATAGACACGCAACCTAAAGACGGTTCAGAAACGTCACTTTCCCATTTTTGTATGGTCGTGAAACTCCCCTTGTTTACTATCTTTGCGAGTTGGTCTTGCGAGAGATTATGCTTTTTCCGTAGGAATCTAATGTTTTTTGCTATTATCGTCATGGCTATAACCCCCATATTTACTATGTTTATAATACATTACCAAGTTGCGGATTTCAAGCAAGAGAAAAAATTTCTAAAATACTACTTGACGTTTAAGCAAGTAGCCTATATAATGGCAAACATGAACTAAACGCAACTCAATATATAGTGAAAGGAGTGAGAAAAGTGGCAGATATTGTGCGTAAGTATTCACTGAAAGAGCTTCGGGCGCGTAAGAACGTCACACAGGCGGTAGCGGCAGAAGCATTGGGTGTAAGTCCCCAGACCTATTGTGCATGGGAAAAGGACTTGTCACCTATCGCAATCAGCAGAGTTATGAAGATTGCGGAGTATTACGGCGTGGATATAGCAGAAATTCGTGTGCCTTAATACTTGAAAAAACGTCAAGTCAAGAGCAAAGAAAGGAGTGTGCAAATGTCTAAAGCAAATCGTAATTCTCAAAACAAGAAAATTCTTCGGTATCTGGAAACCCACAAGAGGGGAATCACATCTATGGACGCTTTTGAGCGGTTTCAGATAACCCGTCTGTCGGCGCGTATCTTCGATCTCCGCAAAATGGGACACCCGATTAGAACATTCATTGTCCAGACCACAAACGAGGACGGAAATGTGGTGCGATATGCGCGGTACACGCTTGATTGATATTCCTGTCCGGCACGTTCTAAAGGACGGAACGGTTCTAAAGGAAATCAAAGGTCACAAGTTACCCAAAGACCATTCAGTTTATCAAATCTTAAAGAGGTTCAAATGATTGGCAGATGTGTTTCATGGAAGAACGATAAGGGTTACGGATTCATCAAAGGTGATGATATGCGTATGTACTTTGTTCACATATCCGATGTATGGGACGCGAATATCGTTGGCAATCGCAATCTGATTCAATACGCCAAGTATGAGTTTGAACCCATAGAAACGGTCAAGGGTTGGAAAGCAATAGATGTAAGGAGATATCGGGATGAAAAAAGCGATAGTGATAGCCGCAATAATGATCTTTCTGTCTTGCCCGATGATGGTGATGGCGGCTGATGAAGTTCCCGCAGACGTAAAGGAATACGCAGAAGAAATCGGCGGTATGTATGGTATCTGCCCCGAACTTATAGAAGCTATCTGTTGGCGGGAAACAAGATTCACACCGACCGCCGTTAACAAAGCCGGAACGTGCCACGGAATTATGCAAGTTTACGTCAAGTGGCACAAGGCAAGAATGGAACGTCTGGGGGTGACGGATATCTATGATACCTACGGCAATATGCTAGTCGCCACGGATTATTTAGCAGATATCCTGGCAGACCATGAGGACGTTGGAGAAGCACTTATGGCTTACAACGGGTGTTCAAGTTCAAAGATTAATCGGTACATCGAAACAGGGGTTATGAGTTCCTACGCAGACGATGTTTTAGAGCGTAGTTACTACTTTGAGCAAATTCACGGTAAATAGGAAAGGAGTGCAAAAAAATGGATAACAACAAAATGTTAGTGAAACTTACAGAACAGACGGTAGACGAGGTTGCAAGAATCCTGTCTTTGTCAATATCGGAGTATGTCAAAGAGTATGCGGTCGAGTCAGAGCGCGTTCCGGCGGCAAAGATCGAAAAGGTGCAGAACATGATTACCACGTTGCAGTTTTTCATCAAGAACTCAAAGGGCGAGGACTTTAACATTGTGAAAAAGGCGGCAGAAGAGCAGAAGCCTGAAAATGAGTGAACCGCCACTCCTGCAAAGTGACGGTTCGGGGAACATAAATATGTCTATCCCGATTATAAGGGTAAAGAGTGTGTATGTCAACACACAGATAAGGGGGAACAATGAACAACAACATTAAGTGTATGGTGGATGATCTTGCCAACACGAATTACAACTTGGGTGCTATCTCTGCCCGTGTTGATGCGTTGCATAAGTTCGTTGATACCGAAGATACTAGGTCTGCCGAGAGCAATAGTATGTATCATACACCGTCAATCGACACCAACGCTATCAGAATGATCTTCGGTTGGGACGAATGTTACGACGCAATTAAGATTCGCAGAGAACGTGAAGCGAGGGAAAAGGAAGATGCGGGAGCAGATGATCGAGCCGAGGGATAATCGCCCTGTTGTATGTATCTGCGAACAATGCGGAGAACCGATTAGAGGGAGCAACTACACACATTTCGGGGACGTGTACTACCGCTTCGATAGCATAGCCGTTCATGAAGAGTGCGTTATGGATTACCTCAATGAGAATTGTAGGCATGAGGATTAAGTAAAGGAGAAAAGTATGGCAAAAACAGAGCAGATGGAAATGGAAGTAGTAGAGCAGAAGCCAGAAGTGGCTGATGCACAAGAACAGGCGACAGAACCGAAACCCGAACCAAAAGCCGAGGTTGCGGAAGTCAACAACATGGACGAGGTTTCAATGAGTGTTCCGCAGAATGAGGGGTCAGTTTTCACAAGCCTTGCGGCGTTTAAGGACGCTTACACAATCGGGCGGTATTTTGCACAATCATCTTTGATTCCGCAGAGTTATCAAGGCAAGCCTATGGATTGTGCGATTGCCGTTGATATTGCAAATAGGATGGGGGTTTCTCCTACATTCGTCATGCAGAATCTGTGGGTTGTCCGTGGGGTTCCCTCATGGAGCGGGTCGGCGTGTATGGGTATCATTCGTGCTTGCGGTCGGTTCAAGGACGTAAAGCCTGTTTATACGGGAGAACGGGATAAGGACACATGGGGTTGCTACATATCCGCAAAAGACGCAAAGACAGGCGAAGAATATCGTGGTACGGAAGTCACGATCAAGATGGCAAAAGCAGAGGGTTGGTACAACAAGAGCGGGAGCAAGTGGCAGACAATGCCTGAACAGATGCTTGCATACAGAGCGTCAGCGTTCTTCGCCCGTATCTATGCGCCGAATGAACTTATGGGATATCGAGTCGAGGGCGAAGCCGAGGATATGGCAAAGCCAGAGAAGAGCAAGGCGGTTGATGTTATGGCGGGGGAAAGTGAGGTTAAGGCATGAACGGAACATTAAACGAAGAAAACTATTTCAGCAAAGAAGCCAACCTTGAATATGTGTCGGTGAGTCAGTACAAACTTTTTTTTAATCCGTACACGACTTGTTGCGAAGCGGCGGCACTTGCAGAGATAAGGGGCGAGATCAAAAGACCCGTATCAAATGCGCTTCTGATTGGCAGTTATGTGGACGAGGCACTAACAGGCAATCTGGATAAGTTTAAGGAAGAACACCCCGAACTCTTTGTTTCTCGCGGAGAACGCAAGGGGGAGTTAAAGGCAGACTTTTTACAAGCGGATGATATGGTCGCCAGAGCAAAAAGTGACCCCTTGTTCATGGCTTACCTTTCTGGTGGACGCTTTCAGCAGATATACACAGGCATGGTAAACTCCGTCCCTGTCAAGATTAAGATAGATCACGTTGCCTATAAGAACGGTGAGCCTGTTGCGCTTGTGGACTTAAAGACCGTCAAATCCATGTATGAGTCATTCTATGTCAAGGACTCCGGCGAACATCTGAATTGGGTCGAACGATGGCACTATGATCTTCAGGCAAGCGTATATCAGCGTATCTATGAGCAGAACACAGGACTCAAACTTCCATTCTACCTTGCAGCTATAAGCAAGGATAAAGATACGGACGGAGTGGCACACCCGCGCTTAAAGATCATTCAGATTCCACAGATCAAGATGGATGAACGCTTCACGGAGTTCGAGCAGAACATTGTCAAGATCGACAGGCTAAAAAAAGGCGAGATAGAGCCTACGAACTGTGGACTTTGCGATTACTGCGCCGATACTCTCCCTTGCGAAGTTATCAGCATGGATGAACTCTTACTCGATGTGTGAGGTATAGCATGAGTAAGTCGATGGTCACAAACTATGAGAAATATAGTGCATTTTCGGGAAGCCCGTCAGAGTGTCAGCATCACTTAATCTTCGGCGGTGCGCTTCGGAAACTTGCTGATGAAGATTCGCTCTATATTGGTCTATTGAACCGTGAACACAATATGTCCTCAAAAGGAACAATCAATCAGATACACGGCAATCCGGCGGCAGAAGCACTCTCAAAAATAGCGGGACAGTTGGCTTATGAGCGAGTCTACCTTGCGAAGAAACTTGCGAACGTGAACAAGGACGGGTTAGACGAACAGACCGTAGATGAATGGTTGGAAGAAGCCAGAGAGAGTTTTAGGACTAGGTACGGTAGATCGTACTTATGAAGTCGTTCGTAGACAAACTCTTTGAATAGGCAATAAACGTCAAGGGGGAAACGTAATGATAAGCATAGATGACAAGGAAATATCAGTAGAGGGCAACAGATTATCACTTTTAGTAGACGTTACTCTTATCATCAATGACTTGATGGAGAACACGGATTTGGAAATTGACGATTTTCTTCATGCGGTTTTGGCGGCTAAAAATATGCAACAAGACAAAATGAATAAAAGCAAAGAACAGTTCCGTGATGCGTTCATGGAAAAACTCTTTAGTGGCTCATAAACCCAACAGGCTTTTGACGAGAGCAATTTAAATTCCGTTCTCGATAAAAGTATTAACCAAAATACAAAATGCGTCAGAGAGGACGCTAGGGTGGTCAGAAAGAGGGTGATTCCATTGGACTAGAAAAACATGGTCAGGAATGGGTGTTTCACGGAAAGATATCCATTCATTCTATCGGTTGAAGAAATCAGCAAGGCG